ACCGAAAGCGGGGGATTGCTGGAGCAGGCCGCGAGCGTCAGCAGACAGGCAAGTGCGGCCAGTAGTAGCGGTTTTGATGTCATTTCGGAGTCTCCGGTTGGTAGTTTCAAGGTCAGTTAGGCGAGCATCGCGCTCGGCCATCGCCTGATCGGCAGCATGACTTGCCGTTTCAATACGGCGCCGTGTTTCTTCTGCGGCGGCGGTTTCGCGCTTGGCTATATCAACCTTGAGCGCTGACACCTCAGCTACCTTTGCGCGGTGCTCCCATGTGTAACCGGAAGCCAAGCCCAAAGCAAAGAGCAGCGCAGCGGCGATGATTGGTAATGGGTTCAAGGCTGTTCTCCTACACACATTTTATATTCTGACTGGCGGCGCTTGGTAAGCCCAAACGATTCCATACCACCAGCACGATTCCATTTCAGCAATTCTTTGCACGCACCAGCATAATCTGGTGGGGCCTGCTTGAGCTTCTTCACTAGAGAGGAATGACAAGCATTGCCAACACCGACGTTATAAGCCCACGAAACATAAGCATCCCACTCACCCTTGCTAAGAGGCACACCGCCAATGCACCCAGCCAGCCCTTTGGCGTGAGCGTCTGCATCGCGCTGGAGGTTTATCACCGCACGCACTGGATCGGTTCTATCGCCACGCTTAATAGGGCCGGATGCGGTTTGTGTCGTGCCAAACCCTATTGTCTGCACCCCAACGCCATCGTCGTAGGCCGCGCCACGGTAGCCCTCATAAGCCGCAAGCGATGCGACTACAGCCGCAGTTGCGCCGATGGTCTTCCATGTCGATGCAGGAATACGCGGTTGGTCAGGCATCGTCGTCGCCAAGTGTCTTTGGCTGACGCACCAAGCGAGAAATCACTACCGCAATGGAAAGCGCCACTGTCAAAAACGCGAACAAGCGTGGGTCAATAACCCCCATGAATACAGGCATAGCAATGAACATACCATTGAGCGCCGCCGTCAAAAGGGCGAAGCGCACGCTCCAGGCGTGTATTAGAAGATTCTTCCAGTCGGCGTAGAGTTTCATCGTGCCTTCTCCTTCGCGTCGTGCACCTTGACCCACGCGCTTATATCACTGACATCTTTCTTGATAGTGACGATCTCGTTAAATGCGAAACTTATGAGCACAATGGCAATGGCCTGGACACCACCAAGCAATCTCGCCGCCACTCTCCACATCCCCTTGCCTTGGTTCAGTAGCAATTGCTCTCGCTCGGTGTGGGCCTCATAAGCCGTCAAATGGTTGTCTAGTTTTTCCGCTACTTCGTTGATGATCTGAGTGTTGGCGATCAGTGATTCGTTTATCTGCTGGAGAACGATCAGAAACGCGCGGTCTTTTGGATCATTGGCTTGCTCAATAAGAACAAGAATCTTATCTTGTGACACGTCAGTTGCCCTTCTATTATGTAATTCTTTCATTGCCGATACTAATATCATCAATAGTAGACGTACTTGTCTAGGGCCACGGTTTCAGTCAGTCCTTGAGTATCCGTCATAATTACCTCGTAATAATATGTGCCATCAGCTTGCGTTGCTTGTGACAACGTTGGGGTGAATGTGACTTGGCCGTTTGTGGCAGGTGCGACGATTGTGCCAGTCAGCGAATACAATAAATTGGCGCCGAGGGAGTCAGGTGCTTTATCGGTTGTGACGTTCATCACGAAGCTGCACCCCGTGATGTCGATCGGCAAATTCGTTGACGAGCTAATAATTGTCAGCAAGTCCTTGTGTGTATTGCCGCGTCTGCGTCTGATAACCGCCATGTTGTGTGCTCTCCTAAGAAATAGGCCCTTGTGAAACGGCTATGGTTGTTGTGTCTGGGACATAGACCGCAACAACTGTATCGCTATTATATAGGCCGACATGTGTAGTGGTTTCGTTGACCACGGCAGAGACAGATAAGTCATTTACCACGGCAGAGACAGATAGATCATTTACCACTGCAGAGACAGATTGATCGTTGATCGTCCCAACGGCGTCGTGAACCAAGATACTTCCGCCGCCAGTTTTCGGGTGAGTGAGTAAATCCCATGCCGTTCCAGTAGTTAAACTGGATGATGCCAGAAGATAATCCCAAGCGTTCATTTCGTGTACGCCCAAAAGGCTGCTGCAATATCTGCCGCTGTGGGGCCGCCAGCACCGACACTGGTAACTGCGTATGCGGCAGATTGCGTGTGTTCAATATATGCACCTGGTACGGGGTTGATTGTGCAGTCCAAGTTGCCGCCACGTATAACCCAATTCCCGGCTGGAAATTGAAGCGTCCATCCATTGATAAAAGCAACTGCGGGGAACACGGCCCCGCCACCCAGGTTGACTTCTTTATACGTATGAATTGGCGGGTAAATTATAGCATCCGACAAGTATTCGATATCGCGTAACGCTAGGTGAAACGCCACCATATCCGTAATGGAGGCGTCCGAATGTACTATCCGGTTCGCAAAGTCTACCGTGAGAGACATTTTGTGCCTTAAACGTCAGCATTGCGGATAGCGTTAACCGAGCCGCCAGTAACAGTTACCGGGAATGTTGTCTCGAAAGGCACAATGGGCGATGCACCGCCGTTACGGACACGAACGCGCGCCGTAAAGTCGGACACATAGTTAAATGTCCCGCTTGATTCAGATGTTTGCGAGGTCTGTTTGTCAATATATGGGAACCATACCGCTGCCGCAGAGTATCCACCAGTCGGGATCGCAGGCGACAATCCGGATACAGTTGTACCCGAGATTCCGGTGTAGGTATGCGGGTTATTCGCAATGCGAATATACCCTGCGCCAGTAGTGACATCACCCGCAGGAGCGCCGGATAGCGTTAGCGTGGTGCTAGAGGCACTTCCAGTACCTGTGATGCCGGTGGATGTGTTGAACCCACCGGAGCCATTGTCTTTACCTATGAGGATATAGTCAGTAGACATCAAATTACCGGCGGACACAGCGATAACGTTTGGCGGTACAACCGGTGTTCCATCATCACTTACCAGTTGGTACGCCTGTAAATCTGCGCTGTGCAGGCTGTTTACATCTATCCACCAGCCTTGAGCAACGAAAAACTTGCCACCTGATATCTTGCCAAAGGGTGCTTCTTGGATATCGTTATATGCTGCATCCAGTTTCCGGTATTGCCACCCCGCCACACCGTTCAGCGTGGCAGTGCTGTTTTCATGGCAGGCCCACTGCAAAGCCTGATACACCTCAGTCAGCCGCAGTGCACCAGTCCAGGAAATCGTGCCTTTATATAACTTTGTTACGTTTCCAAGCGTTTTAGTAACAGAACCGAAGGTAAGTGTTACAACACCCGCTGGCGTTGTAGAGGTGACAGTATTTGCGCCACCGGTGTAATTTCCTACGGCCCTGGAAATATTGCCGTCAGCCGACACAGATAATGCCGCCACCTGTTCGGAACCGGCGGAACAGTCCACGTCGAAGTGGCTGAATGCATAACCCCACTCTCTGGATAGTACGGTAACAATGCCAGAGTTGATTAGATTGCCTGCTGTCTTAACCTTAAACAATGCCCTAATCGGCCCGGCAGGCCACCACTTGGTGCCAGAATTGTACTTGGCGCCGTTCTGGACAACATAGTGACTGCGGCCAGTCAAACCAGAGCCGATGGTATTGATGCCGGTATATAGCTCCGCCCCACTTCCTTGCTCAATGGAACCAAAGTTAAAGCGCTGGCTCGTTAAGGAGTCAATGTTGACGCCGTTCAGAAGCGTCAGAGCCGACGGCCTGAGCGCGTTACGTTTACCAGCAAGTTCCGATGGAACGGCGCCTAAGATAGAGACGTTATCGTCAGCGATTACATTCGGATTACCTGCGAGTTGTTGTAGCCACGCATGTAGATCGAGCACCGAATAAACGGACGTTCCTGCTACACTGCGCAAGTCCCCGTTTGTGGCTATACTAAAATCTGTTGCGTTTATAGACACAGTATCTTCTCCTAATCAAGCTGTTGGTCGATATACAAGCTGGCCGACCCTACGATTGCCATCTGACGTGTTTCATATGGTTTATAGTAGGGTGCTGTTGTTCCTTGTCGAACTTTAATCCGTAGATCATTTTTCGGATCGCCGGATTGATACACCCCTAGATTTATGAGTTGCGTCGCGCTTGCTGCTACTCCAAAGAATAGTTGCTGCCCCGTGCTGTAAGCCTCAACGGATATTGCGGAACCCACTACCAGATTGGTTAGTGTCAACGCAAAATTTCCAATAGAGTCTGTAGGAAGACGCCCGTTTGAGACAGCCACCCCTCCGCCAACGGTAAATGGCCCCCTGGTGCTTGGAACTGATAGCGCGTTCGCGTAGCTAGAGTTCATCGGGGCGAATACAGCGTTAGCCATTATGTAATGCTTGTGTCAGGGTCGATAAACAGCACTTGCTGCACGTTTGCTACTGATGTACCAATATGCACCTGAGCGATGATCTCGCAACCAGAGGCCATGTCATGTCCCGCTGGAGTGCTTAGCACGAATTTATACCTGTCAAAGTTGATCGTCCCGCCAGATATAAATGTTGCTTTGGTTCCGTTCCACGTAGACCATCCAGTGTTCGTTGATGGTGTTAATGCTGCGGCAGGGAAAATCTGGCGAGTCGTTAAGTACACTGCCCGTCCACTGGTATCAGTGTAAGTCAGCTCCATCCAAAGATTGCTGGTGTCAATGCCAGACAGGGTATCGTTTAGCAGATATTCCAGGGTAATTGTTCTTGCCCCATTGGCGAGCGAATTGATCTTCGATATGCGTGGGCTAGAGTGAGGTCTACCTGTTGATGTTTGTCCAGGAATTGTGCTGGCGAGGAATTTAATGCTCCAAGGTGTCACCCCGTCAAGCAACGTAGCACTAAGCGTCGGAAAGCCCAGCCCAGAAATCCAATCGCTCTTGCCGCGTAGGGTGTTTATCTGGAAATCTCTGGTTACCGCACTAGAAAATATGGATACTGTTCGGTACAAGGTATTGTTATTGCCGTTTGCATACATTGATGCTACCGGATCAAACGCAAAAGCATTGCCAAGATCAGCATTGGTAATCAAAATGTTTCCAGTACCTATACCACTAGCGCTTATTACTGATTTAGAGCCCACAAGGCAGTTGATAGCCTTAATCCCATTGATGAATAGATCATTGTTTGCGCCACTACAACTTATTAAGCCGGTATGCGGCGCAGTTGCCCCAGAATTGTCAAATACAAGGTTACGGATCGTTGCTGAGCAGTAAGCGTTCCCCATGTCGTATATGTAATGTGACGAATTACTGAACGACATAAAAATGTCTTCATACATAACACCAGTGCCTGCATCGGCTGAGTTGGAAACAGCTAATTGTGCGTAAATGCCAGTGTTGCTTTGATAATCGTTATAGAACCCGACTCCTTTCGCGTAACAATTATTCGAAAAAGTCCAGATAAAATATGGGCCATTCGTAATAGCTGAGTTTGTGTTATGGAATTGTAAATTAGGCATCCCTGTTGAATTTACTTTCCCAATAATCCTTGTAGCTTTGTGGTTAATCAGGGAAAAGGAGTGGGTTATGCTGTTATCGGAAGCCCAATTAACTCTAAACACTGGATCGGGCGCGTCAGCATTCCATGCTGGTACATTAGTCCCGTCATCAAAAATGATATTTGTCGGGAGCGCTGCCGTGCTAAAAGTTGTCGGAGGGCCCAAAAAGTAATTCGAGTTGTAGCAATACAGAGTCTTATTAGAGCGCACATAAACGATGTCTCCAGGAGATACCGCACCAAGAAAAGGTTGTGTTGCCCCGAATAACCCATAGTTTGCAATAGCAATGGCGCTAGGCCACATGACATAAGTATTAAACAGCCATCCCCACGCGCCTGATGCCCCACCCGCAAACTGTACTACAGTAGGAGCGGTGCCCCACCCTGACGAAGAGATCGCCATATAACTGTTGTTTGCATAGTTTGCGTTGACGCTACCCTGGCGGGTCATGATATTGACTACTGATCCGCTTGCGGATGCAAATATAATGTTGCGCAATTGCGTGAGCGTTGCCGAGACATTCGCACCAACCGCACCTGTGGCCGCATTGAGCGCGGTCGCAATTTTGGTCGCTTGGTCAGTAGTGGATGAGCCTACGTTAAACTGTGTAGCCGTAGCACCAGAAGCAACAGCAGTGAGTGTTACCCCCGCAATGGTTATGGTGTTTCCAGCGGCGGCTACTGCATTTATTGTCAACGAAGCCAGTGCAGGGGTTGCTTGCCCTGGAGCAAGGCCGTCA